CGGCGCGTCGTGGACCAAGGTCCGCGCCCCATTTGGTGACTCTTCCGGGCCTGCACCTAGCATGAATAGCGCAGTTGTTAGTCACCGCCCGGCCTCCTGAGTGTCTTTCGGTGCGTACCACAGCACCTCATCAGTTTCGAATTATTTTTCGCAAACCATGGTAGCTTCGAGACACATGGAAGGGAAGCCCTCACTCAACGGGGAACTGGGGATCACCAATGATGATCAAGTTGTCGTCCCCTGGTCTATAGGAGTAGTCTGGTCTAGGCGGCGGTCGCAGCATAGGCGGCAACGGGTTGGAGGTGGGACCCCAGGCGCGGCGGCCGATCTGGAAGTAACCAGGACCGCGCTCAGCGCCAAGGCCGCGCATCGCCCGTCCAGCTGCATATCGAGCAGCCATGGGTGCCATCCGACCGCCAGCCTCGCGGAGCATCTCACCGAGCGAGCGGCTCATGGTGCTGGCCCAAGAGTCACGAGAGCCATTGAAGGCGCTGGTGGCCCGGTCAGCCGCTGCAGTGATCTTCTCAGCCATGGAGTCGTTGTGAGAAGGGGTAAGGCCATATGAGGCACTCGCCCCGACGAACTCGATGTGCTGGATTACCTCGATGGTAAATGGAGCGCCAGAAGCTGCGCCGGTGATGTTGCCGACAATAGCAGCAGAACCATTCACTAGCGTAGCAGCAGTGGCAGCTGCACGATTGCCATTGATGTCGACACCCTGGCTCCAAGGGCAGTATGCGGCGATCCCGTTATTGACAGAGATAGCTTCGACTGCACTAGAGTAAGAGCGCTCGTGGGCCTTGACGATCCCAAAACCCATCTCGAAAGGGCGATCCGTGATGCGGACGAACTTAGCCTCAGCAGAGGATAGCCTGGCGCTAGCGTTGACATTATTGACATTACCGTGATCGGGATCAACATACACAGAAATGGTCCCTGAGAGGTTGACCAATGTGCCAGTGTACGTGATTCTGATGCCAACAGAAATAACGCGTGCCTCGAGATTGCCGGTATCAATCACCGCACGAGTGAAGGGACTGCCACCAGGGGCGGCCTGGTCCCATCCAGCAATAGCGGTGTTTGTGGTAACGGCGGGCATGGGGAACGTCCAGGGGGCTGCATTGTTAGTGACCCAAAGATGATTCAGGTCATTAACGACCGTAGGAGTCAAGAAGAAGGCACCGTTTCCGCTAGAGTCACACCGGAATGATGTGGCCCGGGTATAGGTGTGCACCTTCAAAGAGCTCCGGTCGGGGGCATATGGCATGCAGACGCCCATGGCCTCGGAGGAAAAGGGAGCGGCAATGGCAGCGAAATACTTGCTGGCACACTCAGACATTCGAGGGCCGGCACGACGCTGTCCACGTTGCTTCTTCGACTTACGAGGTTGTTCCGCGACGATACGAACAGTCTGACTTCCTTGTGACCTGTTCTTCCTTCCGGACTTCCTCTTGGGTCTCCTGCCACGCTTGCCCGTTTGCACTGATATAGTTGGCATGCGAATTGGTTTTCGGAGAAGACACCGGAGGTTTTTAAACTGCCAAGAGCTAGAGGTCGTCGGCCATAGTCATGATGGTGACAGCCGGCAAATGTAGGCAGGCTGGCAATCGTTGGACTGAGCCGATTGTCCGAATGTCGGCCTCTAGCATATTTCGGGTGAGCCCGTGGCGAGAATAGCGCTGAACAAGCCAATCCATGGTTGTCTCATCATAGGCAGGTCGTTGTCCAAAAGACTGCCACTGTGAGTACGGGTCTTTCACGATGGTTGACTTGTATCCCTCCAGGAGCTGGCAAGTGCGCAAAGCAGCATCGTGCAAAATGGGCACGTGCGATGCAGTGAGCAACTGACGTGACACACCATGAAGCCAAGCGGGTAAGTTGCCCTTCGGCTCCGTCTGCCAGAACGCCTTATAAAACCGGCGGCCAATTGTGGGACCCCAGTAATAGCGCCCTGCAGCCTTGTATGGCATGCCCCCCAGGTAAGTAATCTGGCTAAGCTCCCGAGTGGCCTGGCTCTTGGCAACCAGGCCGAACGCTCTCATGCTAGACTCGATGGCAGGCACGTAGGACTCCACGTCAAACCTACAGCACACCAAGGAATCATCCCCAACAACTGAGATGGCGCAGAGCTCCTTTGCGTGAAGCATGTGAGCCTGCGTGACCTCAGAAACGTCCACATTGGCTAGGGCTGCTGCGAAGCTCATGGCCAGGGCAAGGCCATTAAGCAAAGCATTGGCGAGGGCGGTGTCGTCACGGCCTGACGCAAGGCAACAATCAGCGGCATACTTAAGCCACGCTGTGGCGTCATGCTGCTTCATACACTTGCGCACAGAACGGGGACGTCGCCACGCTCGTAACAGCTCCCAAAACCACTGGCCGATGCCGGGAAAGAGGCGCCGATAAACGCTTTCGAGCGTATCAAAGGCGAAGTCCGTCCAAGTGGCATCAAAGGCACTGAGATCACTGCAATAAAATGATTTGCAGTCAGCGTGCCTGTTTATCCACTCGTCGAGAACATCGGGGGAAGCGGATCCGTAAAAGATCCAGTTGTACGACCCCCAAACCTCCTTCAAATGGGCAACTGCCGGTTTGAAATGTGGACCGGTGTCCAGGTGAGTCTCGTCATGAGTAGCCTGGATAAGCCGGGGAATATACATGAGCCCGCGCCAGGTGGGTTCGTCGGCCTGCGCAAAGTGGGGCAACTTCTCGGTCTTTCCAAAAGGATTGACCTTAA